ATATGGGAATAGGCCCATTAACAAGAAATACTGAAAGTAAATATATTAAAACTCTAGTGGATAAAGGGTTTGTTGATATGAATGAATATCATAATAGCCCTAGCATGAGAGGATACCCGAAGGTTACGGCAAAAGGAAAAGCCGCATCTAATAGATTTGAAATGAAACATAGAAAGTTTCATCTTGAGTTTAGAGATATAGTTAAAGACAAACCAGATGAAGAGTTTACTATGTTTGAAAATGAGGACTCCCAACTTGGTGAAGAATACCAATGAGGGAATCTAATGATATTAAATAATATATTGAAGGCATTGCCTAGTCCCGATGCTGTCGAAGGTATATTGATTAATGATACAGGTTTAGCATTATTACTAAGAGAAGCAAAAGGCGAAGATAAGAAAAATATCATCAGTGTTAGAAATAGAGCAAAAGCATTATCTGAAGGAGAAGGTATTCCTGAAGGGTTTGATAATAAGGAATATAGAGAACGTGCTAAGAAATTGTATGAAGAATTAAGTTCTATGATTAAAGAAAGTAATGTTAAAACACAACCTAAGAAACCGACATTAGAAGATAAACTAAAAAATATTATTGAAGATACAGATAAAGATGGTTTAATTAAATTAATTGGTATTAGTAGTATGAATAAAATGCCTAATAAAACTAGAAAACAAAAGATAGCATTGTTAAAGAAATACAAAGATGAAATATTAAGTTTCATAGATATGGATAATAAAGATGTATTCTTTTTTGATACATCACAGTTCTCATTAACTTCTGAAAAACCAAAGTCTGATGAAAATTGGGGAGATAAGGTGGCGAATATTAGGAGTAGGTTGTCGTCAACCGAGGTAGTTGTTGAGATAACTAAGAATAAAATAACCCTGGCTTTCCCAGATAAAACAAAAGTGTCTGATATGAAAGAAGCACTGTTCGCTTCGCAGTTATCTGATGCTCCTTCCGAAGTAAGTGAAAAAATTATATTTAAAAAAACAGGTAAGTTTACTAAATCACCCATGTTAGAAATATTAGGTGAAGAGTCTTCTTTACAAGTAAAGGATAAAGTAGAGGCTGCAAATAAAAAAAATTATTCTAGCCAAGTAAATAGTTCTAAAGAGGCTTTAGCCTATTTAGAAGTTATAGTAGATAGAGGATTTAGAAAAGGAACATTGTTCATGCCAACACCCATAATTCAAGGTGGCTCGAAAAAGACTATTAAAAATGCAAGAAATCAATTGCTTACAGAAAAGCCTAGAGTATCTTCTTCTTTGAGAGCATTACTCTCTTCTTCAACTTTTAATTTAAAGACCTTAATGGAGCAAGGTTCTATTGAATCAGATATAAAATATCTTTCTCCTAGACTTAGAGAAATATTAGATAGTACCGATGATATTGATGTAGGTGGTGTTCCTAGCGATGAATTAGAAGAATTAAGAAATGCGTATATTAAAAGTAATAGACGAATGAAAAACTTCATTAGAAAATTGAAAGGAACAGAACGTAACAATCTAAATAAAATAAATAATGAATTAATTCAAAGAACTCCTAATCTGTTTACTGAAGAAGAAAAGGAAATGATTTCTAATCTTCCTTCTAATCCTATGATGATGGCTAGAGGATTAAAAGAATATTATAATAAAGATGTTGATGGAAGATTAGCCCGCTTACTTTCTAATGTTGTTAGAACAAGTAAACCATTTCAGCAAATAGAAGGTGGCTATAAGTTTATAACACCTAAAGGAATGAAGTTTGAAGATATGAGAGAACTAGTTTTTGGCCTTAAAGTCTTAAGACAAAATGATGAAATAAATGAAAAAACTGAAGGTACTTTACAACAGACATTATCTGATTATAAAAAAGGGTTTCAACTAAGCACTTCTGGTACTCCTAAGCCTGCTGATATGATTCACTTACTATATATTCTAGATGCATACTATGGTAGAACACCATTTAGGTCGGTTGCTAGAAGTTTTAAACGTGGTGAAATAGAAGAATCTAAATTAGTTAAATCGGCTCAAGAAAACTTTTCTAAAATAATAGATGGATTTGTACAGGCCGTAAAGATTAAAGTTGATGATATTTTAGAAAATAAGGAAGACTACCAAGACTCTTTGACTTTTGATAACAACGCTAAGGCATATTTGTTATTTGTTAAGTTAGAAGAAAAGGGTGTTATTAGGGGAGAAATCTAATATGGTTTATAAAATAAAAGACCGAATGGTTACAGATTATATTAGTCTCGAATGGCCTAATTTTGAAGATAAATATGAAAAAGAAGATTTAGATTCTTTTATGTCTAATATTTCTAATGTAGAGTTTAAAGATTCTCATGTAGCAAGTAGACATTCTACTATTATTTCTGAAACCCAAAATAAAAATAATGTTGTTTCTTCTATACGAAATGATTTATTTACAAGAGGGTTCGACAATTCTTACATAGATGACTATATGAATTATGCTAATAAAGTAACTACTGATGATGTAGTTATTTCAGCCATCAAAAGAGATATATTAGTTCATTTCTTATATAAAGAACAAAAAATGACTATCGCAGATTTAGGTCAAGAGTTATCTATTTCTGATATCACTACCGTTGGTTTGAGTCCAGAGAATAAGAAGGGTGTTGAAGAACAGATTAAATTATATCTTAATCAAGCACCAAAATATGAATCAGGACTAAATGTGTTATTGTCAGAATTAGATGAATTATCTACTGAATCTGAATATACTCCTATTAGTAGAGGGGTAAATACTGTTACTAGAGTTAGCCCTAAAAATAAATCAGAAAGAGAAGAAATATATCAGTTTTATGAGGAAAGACATAAAATGTTTACAGATTTGAAAGAAATCATAAAAGAAGTTTTAGAAATATGGGATGATGTTCAAGAAGATATTGAAGTAATAGAGACTAAAGACGATGAAGGTAATGTTATAGATTCTAAAGAAAGTAAAAAATATCGTAGACAAGTAGATAGAGAAAATCAAGAAGAACAGTATATTGAAGAATTAGATAACGAACTTGAAAGGCTTATGGGTTTGTATAATGATATGGATGATGACATAAATTATGTTTACAAAACAGGGCTTATACCATATCCTATGATAACAGATAGAGATATGAGTATATCTGCTAATATTGATAACCAAGTTATGAGAACAATATCAGGCCTTTTAGGAAAAAAAGCAGTAGAGATTTTGGATGAGCAATATGAAGAAGATTTCTATGAAGTAGATAGAGGCATTACTGAAAATCAACCTGGTGAAAATAGGGAATCTTCTAAACCTACCCCTAAAGCCGAAACTGTTTATCAACAAAAAACTGAAGAAGATATAGAGTTTGACGAACTAATGGATGAATTAGAAAATATAGAAATAATTGAAGAAGTAGACCCTTTGTTTATAATAGCCGCAGAAAGTGGTTTAATAAAAAATAGATATAGTATTAGTTCTTGGAAAAAGACCAAGAAAGAATTGAATAATAGATTAAAAGATGCAGAACAGAATAATCCTGGAGTTGTGTCTATATACAAGACAGCATTAGACGAGCATGAAAGTTATCAAGAACAAGCATATGAACAAAATGATAAAAGAAATAGTTTCTATATACCGTTAAGTGAATCTGCTGTAAAAATACTATCTAATGTTAATCGAGATGTTAGCATTCCTATTGATAAAATAACTTCATTCCACGATAAGATGGTTAAGTTGATAGCAGACCTTTTAGAAGACCCATTGGAAAGGTCAACTCTTCCTATGCATTCTACTATGGATGATTTTGCACCTGGAAAAGAAGATGCAGGAAAGGAAAGACTACCTTCACGTAGAAAAGAAAGAGAAAGAATGAAAGAACAGTTTAATTTATTTGAAAGATTGAAAGTAGGTAAAAAAGGTAAGAAAAGAGATAGTGTCAGTTTTGGTAAGTTTACAGATAGTTTATTAGAACTTTTTGATATTGCAGATAAATACTATGGCGACCCTATAAGAGAAGATATGATACCATACAAAACTCCCCCTGCATATTTAGATGTAGATACATTAAGTTCTTTGATTAATCATGGCCCAGAAAATGTTGCTCAAATAACATTAGGTTTGTATAGAGATTATTATCATTCATCAATAACTGGTAGAGACTTAGATGTTCTTACTGAATATATGATTGCATCTAATCAAGCAAGAAAAAAGGTTTCTGATTTAGAAAAGAAAGCAGATAAAGCACTAAATGTATTAGAAAAAATAAACCCAAATAATAAAGAAAATGACATTAGATGGTTTGCAGAACAGTTTAGAAAACAAGCATCAAGAGACTCTAGTTTTGATATAAAGGGCGTTGAATTAGACAATAGAAGAATAGAAAATCTTGATTATGATAAAAAGAAAAACCTTACTTCTTACCATAGTGTATTGAGGATGATATATAAGTTCGGTAATCAGTACAAGAAAAATCCTTATATCACTAAACAGTATGAGAGGTTCGAGAATGCATATAGAAATCAGTCTGATATGAAACTTGCATCGGTAGCACAAACTAAAATATTGGAGGCGCATGACGAAATTAGAAAGATGTTGAAGAAACCAATATACTATAATACATGCAACTTAAATAACTTTACACATATTAATGATACAATTGAAATAATGAAGGAAGAATATAGAGTGGAATTAACAGGTTCAGATATAACAGGAATAGTAAACGAGTTTGATAGTATGGAAACAATAGCAAAAAGATATGGGGTAAATAAAAATCTTGTTTATCATGTTAAAGCAATGTATAGGTGATAGCATGTTAAAAGAAGATAAGAGATACCAAGACCTAGCAATAAAAGTAGCAACTAAAATGTGTAAAGCACATTTAAGTATGCACTTAGATAAATCTGCTGCTGAAGGCTTACTTACGTTATCTGCTGTTCATCTTACTTTATTTCCCGATACTGATGCAACTGAATTAAGGAAAGTATTGTTTGAGACGTTTATGAGGGCTATGGCAGACTACCATGAATTGATAGCATCAGATGATGATTTTATGGAAGTTCTTGTAGATGAATTAGGACTTTCTGTGTCTGATATTGATTTCGGTGAAGCGATTGCAACTTTTACAGACGAAATATCTAGGTTAATTAGTGATGTAGTTAAATCTGCTATGGAAGCAGATATTACTAGGTTTGGTGGCGAGGATGAGAACAACTAGGTGGGAGGCTTTACTAAATAGAATGAAACATGTTCCTATTAATGATGAACCAGTTGGTCAACCTTGTGATTATTGTTGGAGACCATCTACTATGGAATGCATTAAATGCGGAAAAAGATTATGTCAAGTTCATTTAGATAAGCCGTGTGATAAAAAAGAAGATATTAGGAGGAAAAGATAGTGGATTGGTTTAAGTTATTGAAAACAGGAGATGTGTCAATAGAAAAAATATTGAGTATGAAACCACCTTTAGAAACTGTTATGTCTAATATTGATATGTATATTGATAGAGCAACTAAAGGTATTAAAAAGGAAGATTTCATTGGTTTATTAGAAGAAGCACATGGAAGGCTATACAGATAAAACAGTGGATTGAGTGATAAATGAACACGGAATATTGGGAAGCACAATTGAAAGGGTTTGAAGAAGTATTTAGAGAGAAAAAGAAAGTTAGATTAGATAGGTTATTTATACATTTTTGGGAGGAAGAATAATGACTTGGGAACAATTATTAAAAGTAGACCCATGTACATTAGAAGCAAAAGAAATGCTTTATCAAGTCTTAGAAAAAATGGGTGCTAACAATGATTTACTAGAAAGTCTAAGGTCTGATACTGATGATGACGTTAGAGAGATGTTAGAGGATTTTTCTAGAACATCTCCTCAAAAAGATATATTTAAATCCTTACTAAGAAATTGGGATATGTGTATTGTTGAATCAAGAAAAAACCCTAATACACCACAAGTAGAAATGGATAGTTCTGATATGTATAAGATTTTGAAAGGTGGTAAAACAACAGATAGGCAATCTCTAAAAGATGCAATAACTGTTACTACTGAAAAATTAAACTATGAATCTAATGCCCGTTTATTATATGGTAATAGAAAACAAGAGACTGCTATTTATGTAAAAACTGATGATATTTTTTATGATACCTTAAGAGAAGAATATATCAAGTACTATATGGAAAATATGCAAGTAGAAGGTCGTTATATTGGTTCTGTTAAAAATCATGCTAGAGCAAAAATACAGCCTACTAGTATAAGGTCAATGGTGGGTAGATATCTTAGAGCATTGGGGTATGAATATATGCATAACGAAACTAGGTTATGGAGGAAGATAAAATGACTTGGTTTGATGTAGTTAAGGCTAAAAAGAAAAAAGCCCGCAGACGTAAAACACAAAGGTCGGGTAAAAAGCAAGATGCTTGTTATTACAAAGTTAGAAGCCGATATAAAAAATGGCCTTCTGCTTATGCTTCAGGTGCATTAGTGCAATGTAGAAAGGTTGGTGCAGCCAATTGGGGGAATAGTAAGAAATGAATTGGATGTCTATTCTAAAAGAAGAGTCAATGTGGATGACTAGACTTCCAGAAGATAAAAAAAAATTACTTTCTATGCAACCATCTTTTGATGTTAAGTTTCCAGAACTAAAGCATCCTAGTGATGAAAGCGAGATAAGCCAAGTCATTGAATCAGTAAAGACTAGCGATTTAACTGAAGAGGAAGAAACTGATTACGATAAGAATAATATTGATGTTATGTTAGAAATAGTTGGTGAAGATAAAGACAATTGGACTAAGTTTGTTCAAGATGTAGATATTTACACAATCAAATTAAAGATGAAATATGGTAGAAAAAGACCATACGAGTTTAGTGATAAGATAGAATCTAAAACAGATACAGATGATAGCCCTTCCTTTCCTAGTGGACATGCTATTGAGGCATATGCCTTAGCAAAAGTATTGGGGGAAAAGCATCCAGATAAGGAAAAGGAATTGAATGATATGGCACAGAACGTTGCTATGTCTAGGCTACAAATGGGTAATCATTATCCTAGCGATATAAAGGCAGGGAAGAAAGTAGGGTTAATGATAGCAGATGCTTATTTGTCAACTAATAAGATAGAAAAATGGCAAGACATATTGCATAAAAAAAGTAAGGCCAGAAGAAAAAAAGGGTCTAAAGCATCAAAGAAGAAATTAAGGCGTAAAAAGTCAGGTGATAACTTCAAGAGAGAAAAAGAATCTGGCTTACATGGTTGGTTTTCAAGACGAGGTGGTAAAGAAACCAAAGGTGGTAAGACACAAGGAGGATGGATTGATTGTTCTACTTGTGGAAGTAAAAATGGCCCAAAACCTTGTGGTAGAAAAGATGCTTCAAAAGGTACTAAAAGAAGATGTAGACCAACATGTGCAGCATGTAAAACATATAAGAGAAGGAAGGGAACAGCATGAGTTGGTTTGAAGTAATTAAGGAAGGTCAATGTACTAGGGCTACCAAAAAAACATCATCTACTCGTAAGGGTAAGAAATGGATGAAGTGTGTTCCTAATGGTAAAGGTGGCTATAAGCGAGTTCATTGGGGTCAAAGAGGAGTAACTGTTTCTGGTAAGAGAAAAGGAAAAAGAAGAAAGTCATTTAGAGCAAGGCATAATTGTTCTACATGTAAAAGAAGTGATTACTCCGCTAGATGCATGGCTTGTAGAGATTGGTGATTAATATGAGTTGGCAAACGATTCTTAAATATGAGGAGATATTCTACCATGCTACTGATTATGAGAATCTGGCATCTATTATGAAAGACGGGATTGTTCCTAATTATGATGGTATTTATTCATCAGAATCTGGTCAACTATCTACTATGTGGATTTGTATGACTAAGCACCAGACAAAGACAGTTATGGTTATACCATACAAAGCAGACACTAAGACACATAGACCTGCAACAGACCATAGCCCTGTGATGCTAGAAATGTTAGGTGCAAAATTAGATGAAACTCCATACACTATGGACACTAAGGTATATCAGACGTTTGAAACAATCAAACCTGAACAAATAAGATTCGATGGAATAAGGGTTGTAGACAACCCATGTTACAATCCTAAAATGGCTAGACAATTTGATAGAATGCATGGGAGGGAAGAAGAATGACTTGGTTTAGTGTAATGAAAACTCCTGCAAAGGATAGGCGGTATAAACTAACTGCTGAAGATATTGATACTATTAGACGATTGAGAAAAGAAAATAGTCTAAATCAAACTAAAAGAATCTTAGCAGAAGAATATGGCATTAACATATCAACGGCAACAATTGTCTATTGGGTTAATGAAGAATCAAGAAAAAACAAGCGGCTAAAAAATGCAAAAAGAACATATGTTCCTGGGTCAGAAGAAAGTAAAAGAAGGATTGCTAGAGATGCCGATAAAAGAAGGGCAAATTGGGAAGCAGACCCCGATATGAAATTAAGACATAAATTACAACAAGCAATAGATGAAGATAAACAAGATAACAGATTTAGACATACTATTACTGTTGATGGGAAAACATATACATTAGATGAAGCGAAGAAAATTATTGAAGGTGGAACGCTGAAAAGAAAGAATAGGAAGATGGATTAGAATGACACTAGAAGAGTTAAACTTCACCCATAGAATGGATATGGAGTTGTCTAAACATTCCTTTCCTTATTTTTTTAAAAATGTACTAGGAATGATGTATCCTAAGTATATGGAAGAATGGTTAGAATCAATGGAAACGACAGACAGAACGGTGATTATTTGCTCAAGAGACCACGGAAAATCTGTATTTATGCACAGTTGGGTAGTATGGAATCTAATCTTTCAAGAGCCACCGTTTCAAATGCTATATATTTCATCTAATCAAAAGCAGACTATGGTACATATGAGAGAAATAGATAGATATTTTAACATTCCTGCATTAAAGCAATTTAAGCCTAGTCGTGGTTGGGCTATTGGTAACATTACTTTGACTAATGGTAATTCTGTATTAGAGAGGTCAGTAGGTTCTCAAATTAGAGGACTTCACCCTCAAGAAATTATTATTGATGACCCTTTGAAAGAGTTTAGTATAGCAGGTATTAGTAGAGTTACAGATTGGTTCTTTGGAGACATGATACCAACATTACATCATACTGCTAAATTAAGAATGATAGGTACACCGTTTACATATACTGATATATTTTCACAATTAGAGGAAAATCCTGCATATTTTGTTAGGAAATACCCCTGTTTTAATTCTTTGGAAGAACCACTATGGCCTGAACGTTGGGATTATGATTCACTTATGCAAAGAAGGGCTGAAATTGGTTCTTTGAAGTTTACTAGAGAGTATCTATGTATTCCTGTTTCAACAGGTACTGCATTATTTGGTATGGAACATCTAGAAAATGCAAAAAATAAAGATTTTGTACTTAAATTAGGACAAAGAAGGGATAAAGGATTCAGATATTGCGTTGGAGTAGACCCTGCTATATCAACAGATGGAGATTATAACGTAATTATGGTTTTAGAGGTAGATGATGAAGGAAATAAAACAGTAGTGCATGTTGATAGAGCCAAAAATGTTAGTTTTAGAGAAAATATTGACAAATTGCGTATAATAGGCCAAGTTTTTAAACCGGATAACATACTTTATGAAACAAACACATTTGCGAAAGCATTTACTCAAGAATTAAGAGCAGTTTCAGACTTGAATGTTAGAGATTTTGATACTACTAGAAAGAAGAAGCAAGAAATTATTCTAAACTTACAAATGAACTTTGAAAACAAAAAAATTAATCTTCCTTATGGTGATAATAACAGTAGAGCAGTAACAAATATGTTAATTGAAGAGTTATCTATGTTTTCTATTACTGATAGCGGAAGGTTTGAAGGCGTAGGCGCTCACGATGACTTAGTTATGGCGTTAGCGTTGGCTAATAGTGCTGCACAAACATCCACAGATTCTTTTATACTATTAGATGATATGGAGATATTTGACAGTCCTATAAAACCAAACTATGGCATAAATAGAGGAATGGTAGGACTTAACTTTTAAGGTGATATGATGGTTAGCGAAAAAGGTGAGGCTTATCGTCAATTAGCAGATAAAGAAGATGATATCGAAGCAGTTAAAGAAGAAATGATTAGAATTAAAGAGAGCATTGGAAAGGAATGGCTAGAATCTCAACCTATTAGAAGCCATGACGAGATTGCTAAAGACTATGCTAATCACGCAAATCTGAATCTAACAGATGCAAAGAAGGCTCTATTTGAATACCCTAAAAAATATGAAATTGAAGGTAAAGATATACCTGCATTGATTAAGGGTATGAGAAAATATCGAAGGAAATTAAAAGGAGACACAAAGGTTGCATTTACTAAATCTATTGATAATCTAATTGATGATTATTCCGATTATCTTAATAAATGCATTGATAGTATTTATTGGATAAAGAAGTATAAAACTCCTCTTAGACAAATGAACTATAATGAAAATAAACTAATCAAATTAAATGCTATAACAACCGAGGAACAGAAAAGAAATGTTATAGATGTTCTTTGTAAATATTGGGAAGCCGATATAGAAAGAAAGGGTTTAATGTTTGGAAAGGAGTATGCTGTTCTTACAAAAGAAATGAAATCATTAAAGAAGCAATTTACCCAGTTACTAAAAGAAACCCCTATAAGCGTTTCACCAAAGGACACAATTAAGAAGGCTATATTGGATACTGTGTGCGATAGTCCTGGTATTTCTTCAAGAGAGATACATGATTCATTGCCACGTAATCTATACAACCGAAGTTCACCTCAAATTATAGCAAAGTTAGCAGCAGAACAAAATATAACTAATGTAGATGGAATGCACTATAAGATAAATGATGATATTAAGAAAAACATTTGGGCGTACACGGCAGCATTCATAGATTCAGACGGATATATAACAATGGATAAAAATCATAACCCAAGAGTAGGATTAGTAGCAACTGGAAATAGAGGTAAGGCGTTTATGTTGGAGATGCACAAATCATTAGGTATGGGTCGGCTACATTTAGACCAGAAATCACCACAAGATACTAGATTAATTAATCGCCTTAATTTTTATTCTGGAGGAGATATTAAGAAATTGCTAACAAAATGTCTACCTCATTTCAAACTTAAAAAGAAAAATGCATCTGTTTTATTAGAACTAATTAAGATAAAAAAAGAAAATAAAAAAGAAGACTGGTATGGAGTTAGAAAGAATGAATTATTCAAATTAATGAAATATTATAATCATAGTGATAATACCAGATTTGATTGGAAAGCATGGGATATTGACATTGACGGCATAACTAAACTAGAAGAGAATAGTAAAATGGAGTTCTAAACATGGTAGAAGAAAAAAGAAGATTTAGAATCACAAATCTATTTAGAAGGAGAACTCCTACTCCTAAAGACCCTAGAGCATTTAATCCA